ATCGTGTTCCTTAACGACCTTAAGCATATCTAAGACTGCTTTTTGACCAACAGGATTAGTGTATTCACCCTTGGCTATTTGCTCTAATGCATCATATGAAGGAGTTGTTTCGTATTTCTTATGGTGCTCTTTGATTAATTGAGCAATCATCTTGAAATACTGATTATCAAAATATTTTGGGATTATCACGTCTAATATATTAGTCGCAAACCTCTTATCTTCTATCAACAAGCTAAGTAATGATACCTGAAAATTATAGCCCAGGTATCCGAAATTCTGTTCCTTCATTATCGTAATTTAAACAAACGTGTGAAAATAAATACTATTAAAGTGCGTAGCCTCTATAGTTTGTAGTAGGATTTTTTTCTGACAATGTGTCGGTGAAATCTTTCAACACCTTTCTGAGTTGTGGACGAATATCTACAGTGTATCTTACCTTTGGTGGGTATACACCTGCTGAAAACTGAGATACTATCACATCTCTATCGTCTTTTCTAATAGCAAATGTGAAGTTTTCGTTTTCAATGTCTTCATCTTCTTCAGATTTGCCGCTGTAATAAAAATTAGAGTTATCTAACATGTAGTGGAATGTTCTTTTCTTCAAACTTTCCTGAAGACCACTTACAAATGAGTTTACCTCATCCATTAGTTCAACACTACGAAGTGTTTTTTTATTGTAGTCTTTCACATTAAAAAATCTTTGTACTACGATGTTATCGTTTAATCTTAGCACAAACTCAAACTTTGTTACATTACCATCTTTAGTTCTTGGCATTTTTTCTTCTTTTAAATTTAACAAATTTTTCTTTTTCCGCTCTTGCTAATGTTAACAGAGGCATAAAAAACTCTGTCCAACCATCATCTCTTTTGGGTAGAAATTGAAATAACCCATCTTCATGCATCATTTTAATTAAGTTTTTCCAACCTCTTCCCTCAGGGTCTAATGGCTCATTAGCTAATTCAAATATAGTCTCTTTTGCTTCGTCAGTCAACAAGGGGTGACTTAAATCTACAATTTTTTTATTGATTGATACAAATTCATCACCGAACACACCCCTCTTTGTTTTGCCTGTCAATAGGTTAGACAAAACTTTACTGTCCTTATCCTCTTCGAATTTTTTTTCGGCTTCAGATAAAATATAATCAATGGTAAGTGGTTTTTCTGATATTTCAGGGAATAGGTTAAAAAATGTCTTTTCACCTAAAAGCTGAATACCGTCAATAGAATCACTTTTATCACCAACAAATATTTTAGTTAGTGCAACGTTATATGTTGGTATATCAACCTTATTCATATCAACTTTGTCTCCATATTCATAAAGATACGAATTTTTTGGTGAGAATACTTTTACGTTATCACCCACCAATTGAATAAGGTCTTTGTCTGTTGAGAATATCACTTTTTGTTCTGTTGGTGAATTCTGACAGTAAAAGGCGATACAATCGTCACTTTCACATTCCTCGAATTCCGCTTGTCTCACAAATAGTTCTTCCAAATAATACTTTACACGTATTCTTTGTTCATTGTAAGATGCCTCTTGTTCAGGCGTTAACTTTCTAACTCTCCTGTTGTCTTTATAGTGCAGATAAAGCCTCCTTCTAAAGGAAGCGTTATCTGAACCATCCCAAAACACCACAATCTTCTTGTAGTTATTTTGTTCTAAGTGCCTTTTAAGCGTGTTTAAGAAGTGATATATACCACCGACATGTTTACCCTTATTATAAAAGTTTTTAACACCGTAATAACCTATCCTAAATAGATTATCACCGTCAACTACAAGTGTCTTTGGTAGTTCCCTTCTTCTCATATTACTCAGGTGAAGAAGCTTCGTATTTCAAATCAAACTCACCGTCAATACCAAGTTGTGTTTTCCAAAACTCAGCATTAGTCTTCTTATATTCTTCCACAGACTTTTTCTCTTCGGCACTATCTTTACCTTTTAAGAAGCCGTGCGCTGTAACCATAATACGACCATCTTCGTATCCAAGACCGTTTACATGGTTTTTCATAATAGAAACCTTTGTTCGTGTTGCGAATTTAACTTTACGTTTGTCTTTCACGGCTGAAATTTTAGTCGTTCCAGCGTTTTTCTGATTACCAAATAGGAAAACGAGGGTTGAGTTAAGCCATAATGACTCACCACCTTTTGCTTTAATCTTGGGCTGACCAAATGGATTGTCAGGTAGCTCAACCCATGGCTGATTCACAACTACTAAAGTATTTGTATGTGCTCTATCGACTCTACGTGAGCCTGAAATTCTTTGATTTAAACCCATACCAATCTTATCTGAAAGAACTGAAGCATTATGTTGCTTACCACCCTTACCGTCCCATGTCATCTTACAAGGTACTGAACCTACAGAATCCCATAAAAATAGTAAATCATAGTCTAATTCACCACTTTCCTGAGCATCTAACAACTCATTAATGTAATCGGTAATTTGTTCGATATATTCAAAGTGATTATTAAATAAGAAGAATCCATCATATTCAATTTCACCCGTTTCTTCGTCAACAACTTCCTCGACCTCTAAACCCATCAATTGAGCGTGTGGGAAATCCCACTTTTGCTCTGTAATGATAAACACAGGCAAGATACCTCTTCTCTGAGCATCGGCAGCTGTCTTTACAAGTGCTGTAGTCTTACCAGTATCACTGTGACCTAAGAACATATTAATATGCCCCATAGAAGGACCTGGTAGTCCCGTAGCATCCAAAAATGCATCACCTAGGTCAAAGAACCTATCAGGCTTAAATTTAGCCTGCTTAGAATATTTGCTTTTAATATCCTTAAAACTTTTTTTCTTAATTGCCATATTATTAATATATGTAAAAAAAAGGAGGACGAAAGCCCTCCCTTTATGTTTATTCTAACGATTAGAACGGCAAGTCTTCGTCAACTGTTGCGTTGGTTTGATTGTCCGTAATATCCACCTTAGGTTGTTCAGGTGCCACTGACGTTGCTGTAGAAGGGATACCACCCAACTGCATTGTCTGCTCACCATCATTATACACATACTTACCTAAGTCACTATCCCATCTTGGTTCAAAACCCTGAGCAATCGCCTCCAAGTACTCTTCAGGTTTCTTAGAATATACATCTGACCAAGTCATCTCATCAGATAACCACTCCTGCATTTCTTCAGCATTTGCTGAGAGTGGCATTGGGTCATCATACATAATTGATGCTACGTTTGTATACTCCTTGCCATTCGGTGCTTTGATAATTGATAAGGAAAGGATAAGGTCACGACCATTCTGAGCGTCTGTAACATCACCTTTGTTTTTCCAAATAGGAATAATCTTATCTAAGATACCGTCACCTTTGTAGTTGTGCTTAAATCTCCAAAACTTAACACCATCTTCAGGTTTGTCTTGGTCGATAACTTTAACGATGTAGAATTTACGTGAACGGTACTGACGTGCAAGAACTTTATCTTGCTCATCACCTGTCGCCATTAAACCTTCGTAAACCTCGTTAAGTGGCGAACGTTCACCATCATTTTTACCCGGGTCGTAGAGTTTCATCCAACGTCCACCGACCTGTACTTCGTGGAACCACACCTCTTTAAATGGTGAGGTGCCATCGGTTGTTGGTAGAATACGAACTCGTTTCTGACCTTCACGCTCGCCCTTCGGTAGGATTGTCGTGAAATACTTCTTAAGACGCTCATCTTGAGACATCTTGTTGCTGTTAGTGTTAGAACTAACTTTGTTGTTTTCGTACTGTGCCAGTACTGCGTCTAAAATGTTTGACATAACATATTGTTTTAAAAATTAATCGTTTGGTTATAGAACCCGTTCTTAAACTATGTGGTTTTAACCAATACAAATATAACAACATATTTGTCATATGTCAAACTAGTGTTAATAACTATTTACAGAATTTACCTGAACACCTAGTTACACCGTTCCTGTCAGGTTGCTCTCCCTTACAAACCTGGACAGCATATCCGTTAGCATATGCCGATGGATATACATCATATTTAGCCTTTGCAGCATCTTTACCCCTTTTACATAAAGTGGTGTCTCTTTTCTTAGATTTTTTTTTCTTTTTTGACTTTCTCTTAGCTTCGGTAAACTCTTCTTTACCTTTAGCGTCACCAAGACCTAATTCACTAATAACTGAATCCGGCAAGTCATCCATTTCATCGAAATATCCTTCACCACCTTCGTGGTCCCAATGACCAATATATTTATCATCACCTGTCACTGCAACCATGAAGTTGTCGGTATGAAGATACTTAAAGTCATCTCTTGACTTAATAGACACCTCTTTAGCCCACTCAGCGTGAGTCATAACATCATCTAACACAGGTGCTTGACGTTCACTCATATCTTTTTTTACTCCCTCAATAATTCTATATAAATCAGATTCCGTCAATCTTATTATCTTCGTAACCTTATTTTCTTTAAGCCCAAATAAACTTTTTGAAGTTTCTATACCAACGATACCGTCAACTTTAATTTTACTATCTTTTTGGAACTCTTTAACAGCCTTTGCTGTTTCACGACCGTATATACCGTCAACGCCGCTTTTGGGTAAAGAGTAGCCCTTGTCTATCAATAGTTGTTGTAATTCTTTTACACCCTCACCTTTAGAGCCTCTGGCCAATAATTCAGAGTTGTCACCATTTTCTATAATGTCTTTAATCATTAGGTCGGCCTTAACCACATTATATTCTTTTTTATCAGATATTGGTTTTTCGTTTTTACCTGATGTTGGCTTTTCATCATTATCAATGTTAGCATTGGTATTAGAAACATGTAGGTGATTTTTATGTGTACCATCAGGCATATACCACAAAACGGCCTTTGGATTTCTGCTGCCCTCAGCATTTCTATTATAACCTAAAGATTCTAATGCATCACATAATCTGTCACCTGCGGTTTTGAAACCATCACGATTGCGTCTACTACTTTTAACTTCTGTTTCTTCAGGATTTTCTAAATCCTGCAATCTTGATAGGTCAACCGCCATCTGCCTCCAGTGTCTACTAATGTTGCCACTTTTTGTGGTTTTTTTATGACCTTTTTTAGCATAACTAATCTCTACCTTAACATTTGCAATTTTAGCCGCCTTTGCAATATCATCAATTAATTCTTGAGGAATAGAATCATTTATCGCCCTATCGTCCACAGTGATATTGGAATAGGTCTCGTCACCTATTCTCATCATGTCTTCCACAATTGAAGTTAGTTTCATTTCTTTTAAATTTTTGTTAGATACCATAGTTGGTTTGTTGCCTGTACCTGATTTAGGATTTTTCTTCTCTGCACGCCTTTTTTGAGCACAGGCCTTCTTCTTTGCACTATCGCTCATCTTCGCAGCAACATGTACTGCCCTACATTTGGGATAAGCGCCATCTTTTTTACCGTCACCGTCGGAATCTGTACGGCCGCAAGGTGGATGTGAACCGTCTTTATTTGTTTTGCAAATGTTAACCCAAGGACCTTTTGGTTGTGAAGAACCTTTCGGTTTCTTTTTCTTACCAAACCAAACAGCTAAGTCCTCATGTATACCATTGGGTTTATTCATTGTCTGAAGAAAAACTTTTTGCTACATCTATCTTAGACATATTTTCAACGTCATCAACGGTTAAAACATATTCATCTTTACCCGTCTCATCCATTTCCTCACCTTTTTCATCAAAGAAATCAGTAAGTTTTTGATTAAATGGATATGAATCCAAAGAACGTAGTTCTAATTTTTGCTCAGGCGTTTTAGGCTTCATATCTTCAATCTTATCCTCGAGACCTGTTACTGCAGCATAAACACCATCTAACTCCTCAAATTTCTCATCAAAAGAATCCAATTTTGCAGATACACTATCAATTTTCTGACTAGCCATATCTACTTTACTTTCAACGTCACTAAATCTGTTCTCCAAATCTTTCTGACCGTCAATTAAATCAGTAACCTCCAATTCCTCAGTTTCTTCACTACTATCAACATCTTCAATTTCGGTATCAGATATGTCAACGTCTAAATCCATCTCATCAGAGGTACTATCAGTATCTTCTGTTGAGGGTGAATCAAATACACTACCCGTCTCTTCATCTTCCGTAGATTCTTCATCGGATAGGTCGATATCCATATCTAATTCTTCTTGTTCTGTAACAGAACCGATATAATTGTTGATAGAACGGAATCTACTTAACTCTTCACTTAGTAAGTTTTCAATATTCTTCTCCATTGTTTAGTCTCTTAATAATGTTCTACCGTCTTCGGTAATAAATCTTTTATCTAATCTTTCAATAAGACCATCTTTTGACCTGATAGTGTAGCACTCACCAGTCTGCATATCGCAAACCTCTTGGTACTCACCTTTGTCTTCTACTACAACGTTTCTCCCCAAAAATTGGTTAAGTGCGTTTTGTACTTTTGGATTATTCATAATACGTATTTTTATATAAATATTACGAAAGATTAAAAGCACACGATTAGGCAATCTTATTATATTGATTGATGAATTTTGTAAAACTTTCGATTCGAGTAGTATGGTCTTTAATCTTACCATTACTTAACGGAACCTTCCCATTTGGGAAGTCTGATATTAAGAAACCTCTCTCAGGTATATTAGTACCACTTCTATTAACAGAAGTGTATAATACATTCCAATAGAATGCCCATAAAGACGCTAAATGGTCGGGTTGACCTGAACGAGCACTTAACCAAAAGTTTTCCGTAGAGCCGTTATTGAAGTATGCGTCACCACGTCTAGCCATTAATTTCATAAATGACCTAAACCCTCTGACGATACCGTCATCAACATCTTCTGTATTAATATCGTGAAAAACAGGTGTTGCCCTAACGTAACCATCAGATGTTGCGGGACAGAAATACCCCCTTACCGTTTCTTTAAACTCAGGGAAAGCACCACCGTCAACATGAAGTCCAAATGGATTGTCAAAGTAAAAACTAACACCCTCACCACTACCCTGCTCCATTCGAGAAACACAAAAAGCAAATGCTGCCATATTATTAGCATTCACATTACTAATAGAGGTACCAAACTCTAAGTTGGCAGCAGTTAAAACTAAATCTTTTAACTCTTTTGCCGTTTTCTTTGTGATTGGCTTATCTGAAATATCGTAATACTTATCCTTTAAGTTGGACCATGAAGACCCTAACTTACACCCTTGAGAAACGATAGTATCTTTTTTAATATCACCTTGTGGGTCTTTTTCCGTTGCTTCAGGTAAGGTTTTAGCTTTTTTAATCTTTAAAGCCCTCTCGTTTAATTTCTTGTAGAGACCTTCAAGTAGATTTCTATTAGCCTTAATCATAGCTGAATCAATATTCGCTAATCCTACATTAGATACTCTAACACCCTCAAATGATGTCATAAACCCGGTATCGGGAGACAACGAATGCTCAACATTTAAAATTAAATACGTACCTGAATATAGCGGTATGTACCTTAGATTGAAATACATAAATGGTTGAATCATAGCGTTACCCATACCATTTATTTTGCACGAGTATACACGTGTCTTTACAACATCTAATAAGTTGGTACCTATTGTTGAAGTCGTGCTATCGTTCTTAAGATTAGCTATCTTATCCGTTATGAGAATCTCCTCGAAACTCTTTACACCATCATAAGAATTAATACTGAAGTCTCTAAACATATTTTGGTTCTGTACCCCAAATTCCACATTGAAAGATACACCTCTATTCCCTTCTCTAATTTGTAACTCATCAACAACTGTAGACTCAATACTATTCGGCTTGTTAGAATTAACATCCAAACCATCACTTTTATAACCGTACTCATCTCTTTTAATAGACGGGTATTCTGAAGAGTTGGAACGGTAATACACTATAAAGCCCGGTTCGCCATTCTTCTTTACCTGAGTGTGAGTACCGAATAAACTATTAGCAACGCTCTCAGAACTTTTAACGGTGTCACCATCCACGGCTAACTTACCATACAGATTTACATTTCCAGCCATTGATAATGGTTCAGATAATGAGTTAGCCTGTAATAAATTACTTATTAAACTACCTAAACCCTTTGTCATATTCTGAGAGTTGTAGAAGTTCTTTAATGATGTTAAATCTATCATGAATTTATCACCAATCGGCCTATTTAAATAATCAACATACTTAAACAAACTAGCTAAGCTGTATCCTGACATATCAAACCCTGAAATCCAAGTGTCATTGAAGTTTTTAAACTCACGGTACTTATTACTCTGTAAATCCGTACTACCTGTTATATCAGATTTAATGATGTTAGCTGCTTCATTAGTATCATCAAGCTCAATAAGTTTATTAAGTTCTGAGAAAATATTAGTAACATATGTATCTAACTTCTCCGTTAAACCGTCCAAATCTTCAATAAGTTTTGACTTAAAGCCCTCAATCGTCGGGTTTTGATTTTCTGATGCATACTTAGTCCATTGATTCACAATACCCTTAAACTTAATCATATTGTTTTCTGTAGCGTCAATATTTGAAAGTTGAAAGAATTGTTCTCTCGTTATACTTAACGCTGCATCAGATATCGGACCATTTATCGTGTTAAATAAAACACTATCAAGCGGTCCTGTGAATTCACCAAATGAGACTGGGTTATCAATTAACGTATCAATATAAGAAGTAAGTGTTGAGAAATCTATTTGTAACGGGTCGGTAAATACCATATACTCATCAGTCAACAAACCATTATCTGTTAATACACTTAGAATATCACCACCGTTTAGTGTATCCATTTTATCCTTCGTACTATATTTTATTAAGGACTCTATCAATACTTGCTGATTAGCATCAACGGTCTCATATTTTGTTTTAACAAAGTTTAAGAACTCTTGCTCGTACGCTTCTAAAACATCATATGAGAATATGGCTGATAAATCTTCTATACTCCCCCCGTTTAATGTCCCGTCCAAACCATAAAGATACTCGTTATATAATGGAGCATTTGTTTGTGTAAAATCAATATCAATGAAATCAACAGTTTTATCTAATGAAACAGTTTTATTGATAAATATTGTTAACTCAGCGCTATTGATTGTTTCAATACTTAGGTGATATGTTGGTAATGAAATATAAACGCCATCAATAAAAGCATATACACTCCAAGTATTAATTACTTGATTTGTATCCGTAATATTAACACTCTTTAATCTTTTTACGACCAGCCCTCCGTTATCAATCAATGACTGAATATCTGAAATCTCATAACTACCTTCAGTATACTCGTTTAAATACCTCACTATTAGTGACGGGTAAAAACCAACATCAAACTTAGTTTGTTGCGTATCGTAATTAAAGGTGTAAGGATTACCGTTAATGGTTAATGTGGTATCCGTGAATACAGATAAATCCAAATTTTCCCAAACGTTGTCGATTATATCAATACCTGAACTCACCAAATTCTTATAACGATTCCATATAGAACCCCACTTAAGGATTTGTATTTTTTTTATCTCTTTTACATCTGAACCTAAGAATCTTGCGAAATAGTTTTCAATCACACCATTAGTGTTGATACTACCACTCAATAGATTTGTAGGTATACTATTTAATAAAAAATATGCTCTCGAGATATTGTCATCTGATGTTACAAAACCCGGCGCATTTAGAGGATTGATAAATACATTGTGGAAATCACCATCTAGTATTATATCATTATCAGACTGTGAAACCGTATACTCAAACTCAGAACCATATTTAGTACTCTTCCTTCTGCTAAATACC